ATCTAAGTCAAATACACCTGCTGTAGTCACATGACCTGCTGGTGAACCTTTTTCTGCGTTGATGTAGATAGTTCTAACTACTTCTCTGTTGATTTCCGCAAGGATTTCAGCAGATAGGATATTCGCAAGTTCCGTTTCAGCGTCTAAACCGTGGATTGCTTTTAAGTCTTGAGCAAGTTCCATAGTGTATTCAGCTTTAAGAGCTCTTGATTTAGCAGTTACAGTTGACTTCTCGATTGAGAATGCCATTTCTGCAAAACTATTTCCAGCAGCGTCACCTAATGCTTCAGCAGCAGCTGTAGTCATACCAGTACCTTTTGTGTAAGTACCAGCTGGTGAGTCATTTAGAACCTCAGGATTTGTACCAGCGTGAGCAGTAGTTGAATAACCATCAACTGCTGAACCAGCTTTGTTTCTGCCTGAGAAATCAGAATCAGCTTCATCAAATAATGCTTCTGTTCCGTTTTGTGCGTTGTATCTACTTCTCATTGCAAAGATAAGTCCAGTTGGACCAGTCATTGGTTGTACACCAGCGATATCGTATGCGATAAGATTAGGCATTGCTCTTCTTACTAATGAAATCAAAATTGGATCCCAGTTAGAAATTGAAGCACCTGTTGAGTTAGTTGGAGCAGCTTCGCTTAAGAATGCTGAGTCCTCTTTCATTGCACGCTCTTGGTTTTCCAAGATTGTAGCAGTTACAGCTCGTTTGTAAGAATCACCGATTTTTGGTAAATCTGCGTGTTCTAAAACTGGCTGCCATTTTTTTTCGTGTGTTTCAGATAAATACATTTTTTATCTCTCCTCTATTATTTTATATTATTTTGACAATTTAATGTCTTTGGTTTTAGTAATAGCGGCGGTATAAGCAGCCATGCTTTTAGATAAATCAATTGTTTCACCAACTGAATCACCTACCGCTACATCATCAATGTCAGATGACACTTCTTTCTTAGCGCCGAAGTACGACTCTTTAATAGTCGAAATCTTTGCTCTGAAATCTGTTTCATTTGAATATTCAACCTCTTCAGCAAGTTTGTTGAATTTCTCCTTAGCAGTATCAGCTAAGTCCTCACTCATTTCACTTACGATTTGAGTAGCAGTCTTTTCTGAATTTGCTTTGTTAAGTTCAACATTCTTTTCGATTTCTTCATTAAGTTTCTTTTCTAATGAATCAATCTTAGAAGCTTGGTCTTCAAGTACATCATACTTTTCGTCTGGGACTGAAATATAATGTTCTTCAAATAGTTTCTTCATACCAGAAATGAAATCTTCAGCAATCTCGCCTTTGATTCCTCTTTCTAAAGCCAATTCGTTTTCTTTCATCCACTCTTCCACTACATATGCAAGGTAAGAGTCAACTTTTTCTACGAGTTCGCCTTTAGCTTTTTCTGATTCTTCTTTAAGTTTTTCTTCGTATCCAGCGTGCATTTTCTTTTTAGCTTCTTTAACTTTTGAGTTAAGAGCCGCTTCAAATATAGTTGCAGCCTTCGTTTTAAATTCTTCGGATAAATCTTCGTCCTTAACTAAAGCGTCAACATCAGCCGTGATATCAATTTTTTCGTCTTCTTCAACTACTTCAACTGCTTCTTCAGCTACTGCTTCATCTTCGTTAGTTTCTACGATTTCCTCAGAACCTTCACTTGCTTCTGTTTCTTGCTCTTCTTTAATCTTCGGCATTGCGTCAGCAGCGCCAGCTGATTTTTGTTGAGCGTCTCCAGAAACTTGCTTAGTCTTTTTTGTTGCGTCAGGATTAGAATCCGTAGGCTTAGTTACCGCTGGACCTAAATCCTCGCCCTCATTACTAAGGTGAGTAGGTTCAGCCGCCACAGCATTCTTTTTGGGAGCGTCTGCTGATGGATTAGCTTGCGCCTCTACCACTGCTTCTGCTTCTAACGCCTCAATCTTTTGTTCTGTTTCGGCCATTGAGAAATCTCCTCTATTTTTTAATTAATTAAAAAACTTTCGTTTCTAGTATTATTTATAAAACTAAAGTTTTTTAAGGAACGAATCAAAGATTTTTAGTTTAGCCTCATCTAAAGCTCTCTGTTTCGCTGTTCTTATTTCTTGTTTCCAGGCTTCTATATCCCTTTCAACAAGTACACCATTGTCCCAAACCCACTCTTTTTGTTCCATAATGCCTTCTACGAAAGCGTCTGGAGCACTTGGGTCCGCAACAATATCAGCCGCCGTTGCAAGGTAAAAGTCATCTTTTACATAGTTTGCACCGTTACGCTGTATTATTGACCCCATACCACGACTAGAAACTCCTAATTGAGCGCCTTCGTCAATAAGACCTTTTACAATCTTACCGTATGGTGTATCCATAATTTTTGCTTCTCCAATAAAATTGTTGCCGTCTGGTGTTAAAGATTGTATCATGTGTGATACTCTCTCTAAGTTTACTGTAGGACCGTCTGGATGTCCTAGTTCACCGAATGCTCTCTTTTTTTGGATGAATTCTTTATTGTATCTGTTCACTTCCTGTTCCAAAATTTCTTTTGGATACACTCTACCATTTCTATTCTTCATGTTAGATTGAAGAAAGATACCTTTGATTTTATATGACTTTTTGCCGTTAGTTTCTTCTACAAGATACTCGGCATTTTGTACTTCTTCGGAAATTAGTTTCATATGTTCTCTCTTTGTACCAACTATTTATACAAATTATTACCTAAACTCTGCAATTATTGTGTAATTATCGCCATTTGCAAAGTCTTTTGTAGATAGTAGTACATCTCCTGTTGGTGTGGTTGCGTTATTTGGTATCTCATTTCCCGCTGGTCTTAAATCCCAATAACCTTGACCAGATAATATAACCATACTAGCGTCTGTAACTCCGTCCCATAGAAGCTCTATGGCAGATTTGTTATTAGCAGTATTAACTGAATACCATATCTTACTTAATTTTCTATTTGCGTCTTCGGTCATAAAAGTCAACTCTGAAGCGTCTACCTTTTTTACTAAAGTTTCGCCTGTACCATCAGATTGATTTGTCATCTTTACAACAAATTTAACACCTGAAGTATCTGCTATTGTTTGTGTTGTTACTATGTCAGCCATTACTTATATCCCGCTTCTTTGTGTGTTTCAATTACAAGATTATACTTTGTAACTGTATCATCACTATTTAAACTTATATCTCCGATAGGGTCTTGTAGTTTTACCTCATCTGGTTTTAAACCCCAATTACCTCTACCTGATAATTCTACTTTTTTAGTATTATCACCTTTAAAAAATACTGTGACTTTACCTGTACCTAGTATTTCATACTGCATATTTGCAATAGAAACTTTAGGTTCACTACTTGCATTATTACTACCAACTACATCAACTAATAATTGTTGAAATTCTGCACCAACACCATTTGAGTTTACAATAATCTTAAAATTATCATCTACTAATTTGGTGGTTGATATAGTCATCTAATTAACTTCTTGGTGAACCGACAGCACTAGCATGACCATCTGCCAATGTAATAGTATCAGTTGTACCTTTTTCAATTATAATAGAATCGCCAGCTGCGTGTAGGTAAATATTACCTAAAGTTGTACCACCGGCTTCTTTTACTATAACTGATTGGGCAGCACCTGTAGCTACACAATGAACAAAATGAGCTAAACCAATGTTGGTAGCATTCGGGTTGTTAATAAATTCGTCCTTAACTATAACTGTTGCCATTTTTATTCTCCTAATTGTTCTTCTAATTCTTTATCGAAATAATCGTAAAGAATATTTGTATTAATATTATGAAACTCGGCAGCCTTATCTACGGCACCCTCAAACACTTTAATTATATCGCCAGTTTCTTTTTGTATTCTTTCGTAAATATCTTTTACGGCAGCCCTCTTTTTAGGACTTAAAGATTTAAAAGAATCCGAGTCGATATATAATTCTCTTTCGACAATATTACTGAGCTTGAGTTTCGCCATCGCCTGCAATCTCTAACTCTGCTTTACCGTCTAACTCTGGTTGACCAGGTGTTGCTACTGAACCATCTTGAGCAAATGTTCCAGGTGTTGCAATCTCTGGTTTAGGGTCACTATGAGGCATTGCCTCTGGTGTTTCTTTGTTAAACAAACTAGACGCTAATTCTTTTCTTTTGATATCTAAAGCGTCACCCATTTTATCTCTTAATGCACTTTTAAATGCTTCACCAGCGTCTGCATTGTTGCCGGCTTCTAAGTTATCTATAAATGCTTTTGTGTTTTCTGACATAATTTCTCCTATAAAGTAGTATCTGTAACATCAGCAGTCGGAGCAGATATAATACCGTCATCAATTTCTTTTTTGATTTGATTGTCGATATCTTCCATCTCTCTCTCGTTTTGTTTCAGAATGTTTTTTCTCACATATTCAACTGAGTAAAACTTACCAATGTAATCACGCATTTCATTTGCTAAAGCTAGTCGCTCTCTCATCATTTCAGTATGTTTTAATTCAGCGAAATGACCATCTTGTAAAAAATCGTATGTAATACTATCTCTTACTGATTGCCAATCTTCTTCATTAATAATACCTTTAAGAATTAATTGTGTTCTTAAAATATCATTAAATAATTCTGTGAATTT